CGCGCAGTGCCTTATCTGAATCGTCCTGAGCCTGCCGCATGTCTGGCAGCCCGATCTCTACAAACACCTCGCCGCTATCTCGGTTGATGGCCGTGAAGAAGTACCCTTTCAAATCAAGGTACGCGATATATGTCTGCATCTGACTGTAGTACAGGGGCTTGGAAACCTTCACGCCCTTTGTGGATGTGTCGTTCCAGCTCTTGTTATTCAGCGCCTTGCACTCCCATACCAGCGGCAACTCAATCCCATTGAGGTCCGGCCCGCCATGAATGATGCCGTCACAATGGCCGGCGAGCTTTCCTTCGCAGGCCTTGAACCCGATCTGGCCGCCGTCTGGCTTGTGTGTCTGAAGGTTGTACCCTGCCAGCTTCATGTACTCGGCCATGCGTGTTTCCGCGTCATGTCCCATGTCAAAGATCCGCAGGATCTCCGGCTTGAACTGAGGCGCATCGCCAGCGTCCCGTGTCGTGTGATGGAACTCGTATCCAAGCGCACGCTCGCAGTGATGCCCCCAGCGCGATGCGCCAAGATATTTGCGAGCGTCTTGCTTGCCGCGCTCGGACTGAAGCGCTGCGCCGATGTTCCAAGCGGCCTCCTCGTTGTTGAACTTCTTCTCCGGTTTGAACATGGCTTATTCCTCTGTGGATTCGATGCCTTCGTTTTCCTTTTCCCACTTCTCATCTGCCTCGCGCTCAAGCTCTTCAAGGGCCTGACGTGCGTGGTCGATGTTGTAGGCAATGATCCGTTTTGGACCAATGTGCGAGCGTGGGAACTCATACACAAATGCGCCTGTCCAGTCTACGCGGCAGCGTATTCCTGAGGCGGCGTGGCCCCAATTGGGCTCGGCGTAGTTTACGGGGTATCGGACGTGGTCCTTTTCTTTGGCTGTGGTAGTCATGGTTCTTACTGTTCGGCTTGCTGCTTTCGCTCCTTTAGTTCCTTTCGGAACTTTTTCATCCGCTCAGAGCGTTTGCGGAAATTGTCCAGCTCCTCCGGTGTCATGGAGGCGAGCTTGTCTGCAAATGCCTTTTCGTTTTTGATCCGCACCAGCTCCTTGCGAGCATTCTTCTGCTGCTCGATCTCTTCCGCAGACAAAGCTGGCTTCTCTGGGGCTCGCCGTCTTGGCTTTGTGGGAGGAGCCTCGTCAAAACCCATCTGGTTCCAATGCTTTTTCTTGTACTTAGTTGGGATTGCGTTGTTTTTGCGCTCCCACTCATCAAGGGCGCGGCGCAGGCCGGTGGCTATATTTTGCCGAAAGCCGGCTGCGCCGCTTGTGTCCGGCCGGCTCAACTGCTCTGCAATCGAGCGTGCCGCGTCTTGCCTCATTTCAGCGTCAGCAGGTATCGCAGATGACTGACTTCTCCAAGGATGCTGTCCCTCATGTTGAGCAGGTCTTTCTCGCCCTTGATCTCTTCAGACAGTTCCTCCAGAAACTCTTCAAACTCAGAGATGCAGGACTTCAGTTTTGAAGTGCTGCCAAACGGTTCGATCTCCAGCTTGAAGGCTTTGTTTTCGTCATCCCTTCCAAAGATGCCGATGTACGTCTCCATGAAGTCGTCAATCATCGGGTCCAAGGCGGCGTAAATCGCACCGAAAGCTTTATGCTCCGGAAACGACTGAGTCATCCAGTGGTTGACCCTCATTTGCGTCTGAAACTTGAGAAGTTCTACAATGCACATGGCCAAGAATTACCCTGAGCATTCATTTAGCAGAAGCTCTTTCTCCTTGCGCCAAAGGCTGCGTTTCTGCACATCGACATACACGTCAGGAGCAGGTTCAGATTGGCTCAGGAGCTTCATTAGTCTGGAAACGAGGTCTGAAAGCGCATTTACCCGCCTCTCGGCTTCCATGAAGCGGTCCCTGTGTCCGGGGTTGAGTGGGTCTGACGCCACCCTGAGCTTTGTGTTTTCAGCTTTAAGCCTATCAAGCTGTCGTTCCATCTCTGGCAGTATCAGGTCACATTGTATGCAGTTCATTGCGATGTAGTCGGCAGGCCGCGCGTTTTCTTTAACTGTTTTTGTTGGGCCTTGGGCGCGGAGGGTAGATCGACAGGTGCATTGGGCAGACGGGTATCGGCTTGCCCTCCCTTGTTGCGCCCTTGTGTGAGGTTGTGTTTTCACAGCGGTAGTATTCAGGCTTTCCGTTCGCATCTCGCACAACCTGAACATGCGCACATCTTTGTAACTTCATTTTATCGCAAGTAGTCTGGATTTGATTTTTCCCTCGTTCCATTTCCATGTCAGCAGACAGGACGCCCTGTAGCGATTGACGCCAAACATGGAAATCTCACCAGAGAGGTGCTCAATCTGTTTCGGGGTAGGAGGCAGCGTCAACCATGAGCGGCTTTTTCGGCACATCGTTGTGTCCCCGTTCTGCCGCAAGAAATCGTCAGCAGACGCAATGCACATGACCTTGTCTGCGCCGTAGTCAATGCGTCTGACCGGCTTACCTTCGGCCGCGCCGAACACATAGAACATGCCAGAAAAAGCGATGACGCTGGCCCATGCAGACATTCCGTTTGCCATAAGCACAAGCCCCTCGAACATCGACTCCCAGCGAAACGGGGACGCCTCGATCATCTCCATCTCGGACATGACAAACTCCTCAAGCGTTCCCATCTCGTCCCTCTCGCGCTCAAACTCATGCAAGCAAATTGGGCACTCCATGACAGCAGCGGGCACCTTTGTGCCGCAGCTTGGGCATGTCTTCTCTGGCCCCTTGCCGGCCTCCTCGTCCTTCTTGTGGGGCGCAAGGTTCACCTCGATCTCAAGGTTGCCGTGCGTCCGGAGGCTGCACCCAAAGTCCATGATGATGCAGTCGCTCTTGACCTTGCCCGGATAGCGCTCAACGTCCAGCTTGCGCAGGCCCCGGCCGATCATCTGCAACATCACGCTCTTGCCGCTGCAAGGCCGCGCAAGAATCACACAGCTTACGGGCTGACAGTCCCAGCCCTCAGTGAGCACGGCAACATTGAACACAATCTGGATCTTGCCCTTATCGTAGTCAGACAAAGTCTTCCGTCTGTCGCCGTCAGACATCTTCCCATGGACCAGCGCGCACGACTCGCCGCCGGCCACAAAGATCTCCATCATCGACTCGGCGTGCGCCACCGTGGAGCAAAATACAACCGTCTGCCGCGTGGAAGCGGCAGCCTTCCACTCCTTGTAGATCCGCTCATTCAGCGGCGAGTGGTTCATAATCCGCTCGACCTCGTTCATGTCGAACTCGTTCGCCTTTTTCGGGACACCCTTGAGGTCTTTCTCAATCCCAAGGTCGATCACCATGCAGCGGGGCCGGACAAGAAAGCCGGCCTGCACAAGCTCGGAAAGCTGAATCACGTCTGCCACAGACGGGAACACAGACAGCAGCGCCTTCCGGTCACCGCGTTGAGGCGTTGCCGTGAGCCCAAGAATGTGGGCCTCAGGATTTACGTCTTGGAAACGCTCGATGATCCTGATGTACGAATCGGCCGCGCTGTGGTGAGCCTCGTCAATCACCAGCAAATCCAAGTCTGTCGGCATCGTCAGCAGGTTCCCCTCCCTGCACAACGTCTGCACCATGGCAAAGGTGGAGCTCTTGCCCCAAGCCTTGCGCTCTGCGGTGAAGATGTCTGCTTTGGCAGACGGATTCACCCGCATGAAAGTGTTGCGGTTCTGTGTGACAAGCTCGTCCCGATGCTGGAGCACAAGGGAGCGCTTGTAGCTGGACGCAACCGCCGAAAGCATCACAGTTTTGCCTGCGCCTGTCGGCGCAACGCCAAGGGTTGCCTTGTCTGACTTCAGTGACTGAAGGCAGTTTTCTACGAACGTCTTTTGTCTGGCTCTAAGGATCATGTGGTAGTCAAAAAAAAGCCCCGCCGCCATTTTGTGACGGCGGGGCGATTGGGGTGCGGTTTGGTTAGCGCTGCAACCAAGCCGGCGTTGCGGTTGACTGAGCGGCAGCGGCAGGGCGCGGGGCCTGCTGTTGCGCTGGGGCAAAAGCGCCCCCTGCTGCCGGTGCCTTGGTCAACGTGGTGTGACCCGCGCTGATGGCCTCATGCAGCTTGTAGCCGTGGCTTTCCTTGTTTGGGGACGCCCAGTCGCGGACGCTGTTCTTGTCTGCGTA